ATCTGGAAACACGCCAGCCATATTTCCTTGGCGTACCGCAAGCACATCTGCCATACGTGAATCACGTGCAGCATAGCGTCTTTTCAGGCCATCTACCTTGTGCGCTATCTGGTCAATTGTTAATGCCATTGTAATCCTTTATGCGTATGTAATGTATTGTTCGGTTGCCAACTCTGTTAAAGACACAGTGCCTCTCTGGGCCATCGTGCGCCTAGTGGCAAATTTGTTTGGAGCGAATGAAGACTTGTATTGGTTTTTCTGAATCATCTCTCGTGCGCGAATCTCGCAAAACCATAATGCCATCACACAGTCGGTTGGGCCTTTAGTATCTGGCTTCCAAGTGATGAGTTGGTTCACAAGAGCCTTGACGTGTTCATTATCCTGTGCAGGCAGTTCAATCAAATTATTTTTCTCAAACTTGCCATCACGAACGTGTCCAAACAATGGTGCCATAGCAGCAACACCGAAGTCGGTGTCCCACTTATTCTTGCCTGTGAAGTGCTCACTGAGTTTGACCCCACGTGAAGCAAGCCACTGGCGAAGATTATCGTCAAGCGAGATAGCCTTCTGGAAGGCGTTAATCTCAACTCGCAATTCTGCTGGTCGGTATTTGTCTACCCATTCCTCAATCAAGTCTCGTATCTTGGCTGGGGTTGGGTCTTTCATATTGAAGACATCTAAGACTAGGCGTTTGCCAGAATGTCTATCAACCGCATACATAACTGCTGCGGTGTTGCCAGTCATCGCTGGGTCAAGCCCCATTATAGCATACCACTGACCTTCTTGCGGATGACCTGGCGCATCAGGATTGATAGGGCCACGCTTACGCATTCCATTAGTGGAACCCATAATAGCCATTGGTGGGAAGATGGAATCTTCTTCTACATCTTGCTGTTGATAAACAAGTGCCCAAGTGTTGGGGGTTACCTCGCCTCTACGTTCATACAGGGCGGAACCATCCCACTTAGGATAAAATCCATCTTTATCTGGCTCAACATCCTCATCCCCGTCCCAGGGTCTATCTGACTTAGGCCACAAGGTAACCCAGTTTTTAGGGCGGTCATCAAACTCCAAGACTGCTGGCATTGAAAGGTAAGTGAAAGGGGACTGTCCACCAGACCAATGTTCTGCATTTCGCAACTCTCTGTAGAGGTCATTGCTGGCGATACGAGTACCTACCACTAGCAACTTACCGTTTTTACCCAGACGGGTGATTACTTCTTTTTGGAGCCACTCTAACTGCTTTGGCCATTCGTGAGCGTTGGCAGTTGTGATAACGTCATCAAGAATGATGAGGTCAGCACGGGCACCGTAAATCTGGCCACCCATACCTAGAGCCTGCAGGGTAGGGTCTTTCTCAGATGAGTCTCTGGTATCGCTACCTAGGTAGACCGTGTCTGCTTTCCAGGTATCAGCATCTTGCTTGTAGCCACCAGCAGGGCCGAACACAGATTGTAGTTTGTGATAGCGGGGGTGGCTGAGTCGCTGTTTGACTGAGTAGACGAACTCACGGGCTTTGTTCAAAGTCTTAGAGACTATGATGATGCGAACGTTAGGGTCTAGGGCAATTCGGTAGGTAGAATAGCCAACCGTGATGACGGTGGACTTGGCGTGTTCAGGGGGTACGTTTACTAGAAGGCGGTTTGGGTTGCGCTTCTCGTATGTCATAGAAGGATGGAGCCAGGATGGTTCTCTGCCCTCAAGTACGTCAACCCAATCCTGCTGATGTGGGAAGACCTGCATACCGAGGAACTCTTTGGAGAAGTCGGCATAGGACATAGCCCCGTGCTCGCCAGCCTTTAGTTTGAGAAGGTGCTGGCCAGCGGCCTTGGCTTCTTCTACTTTTGCTGCGAAGACTTTGTCCTTCATAATCCATTTGCGGAAGGACTCATTGCTGAGGTCTAGCATAGCCAAAGCCTGTGTTACAGATGCTCCGCCTTCAAGGTATGCTAGGAAGTTAGCCTTATTTTCCCTACCCTTGATTACGTTATGGTGCTCCGCACCTGCTTTTGCTGCCAAAATTTGTCCTAGGTCTAGTAATATTACATCGCCGTAGGCGATGCCGTAGTAACGTTCTGCCTTCCAAAAAGGCAGAACATAATACCCAAATTATTACCCGCATTACTTCCCCTTCGCCGTAGCCCCAAGCGAAGGCGAAGTAATGTTATATTAGTAATTACTCTCTAACTATATATAACCCCTCTTTAATAGTACTATCGCACACATTTTGTAGAAATATTATGTGTTTTTAAGGTTATTCTAAGGTTATATAGTACATATCGGACATTATTTAGTTATATTAGCCCCCCTGTAATAAACCAGAAAAAAATAAAATGGGAGTACATACAACAACCCGCGCGCAGTTTTAAGTATCACCGCCTCAAAGTTATCCACAACTGGCGAGTAATGTAATAGTAGGCATTGTAGCATAGGTAGTCTCTCCACACCCCCAAACAGGCGTTCGGTTACTGGCGGGTTGTGGATAACATTAGACCAATGGGCTAGAATAAATAACCGAACCGAACAGGTGTTCGGAAGCTAAATGAGAATGGTTATCAACTAGCAAACCTGTGGATAACCTGTGGATAAAATCGTTATCAATTCGTTATCGTTTTGGCTTGACTTTGGTATCCAAGTGTGGTAGGTGTGGATAACTTCGTTATCTAATCGTTATCTAATCGTTATCGTTTTGTTATCGTTTCGGCTTGTGTCGTTCCTGCGGGTGTGGTAAATTGGGGGTATGAGTAAAAAAACCGCTTGCCGCGTATGCGGCTCAACCAACGTCTACTGGCGTCAATCCGCCAAGGGCAATTGGTATCTCGCCACCACTTACAATGTCTCCACCAGTTACGGGGGCAACTATGCCATACCACGCGCCCATTCCGCCGTGTGCGGGGGACCACGCAAGACCATTGAGGAAAAACGCGCCGAACTCGCCGCGCAGATTGCCCAAATTGACCAAGGAATTACCGAGGCGCGCGAACTCGCTGCGGCGGGCGTGATTGAGTTGGAAGAATGGAAAATCGCGTCCAGATTGGAAAACAGAGAGATACTGCGCGCCGAACTAGACAGCCTAGGCTAGGGTTTGCCTATCGCCCCCCGCTACGGCGGGGGGGTGGTAGGGGGGAACTAGCCCCCAAGATAGAGAGGACAACTATGACCCGCAAGGACTACCAACTAATTGCGAGCGCAATAAACGGACAGCGACAAGGGTTCGGCAGGGGTGAAACTGTCGCAATCAGTTCACTAGCCGAAACGCTAGCAGACGCGCTAGCCCAAGATAATCCACGCTTTGACCGCGCCAAGTTTCTGACCGCTTGCGGGGTGAACTAATGACCCACTGCGGGCAAGTAATGACCCAATGGCGGGCACGACAATACAATGAGACACGCCACGAGTGCCCAATCTGTAAGCACTTGGTGGCGGTATGGGATAACGGCTACACCGAACTACTACGAGAGGGGAACTAATGAGCAACTACACGCTAACGCTAAAGATGAAAGACGAATACGAAATCAAACAGGGGGCGGAAAAACTAGAGAGTGAGATTTCGGACATACTGCTAAAAGTAATCGCACCCGCCCTTGGTGTTGAGATTGAGGGCATAACAGTAAGAAAAGCGAGGGGGAACTAATGAACGGCAAGTATTACCAAGCGATAGTCACAGTTTGGACAGATGACGAAACACCTATGGGCAAGGGGATACACGCAACTATCAAGCAAGCAGTAGAGATGAAGGGGTGGGAAGTCGCAAGGATTAGCGTGGTAGATTTTGAGGGCTAGACACGCGGGCTATCCACCCCTGCGGGGGTGGGTGGCACGGGTAGGCTAGACTTACTCTCACCTAGTCGGGGGACTAGGCGGACAAACAGAAACAGAGGGGAACAATGAGCCAGTATTTTAAACACGCTAACGGGATTGATTGGATAGTTAGCAGCGGGCAAAAGTTATGGTGGGTTGGACAGCGCAACGGCTTTTGGTCTTACGCAGACCACGACCAAAACAATCAACCAATGCTAAACAATCGCCCACTATTCAGGACACGGGCGGACGCAATTAAAGCACTAGAGGGGGGCAACTAATGGAAACAACAGCACCAACAGCACGAGAACAGTTCGTGCGGGACTACTTGTTAGTAGTTGAGAACGACCAAAGCGCGTGGAATACGCTACTAGAGTGGGCGCGTGAGGATAGAGATAACACTTACGCATTAGCAAGCCGTATCCAAGATGAGTGGGAAGGGGCTATTGTTGAGTTATCGTTTGAGACTAAAGACGAAACGCTAGGGCTACTCGTTAGGCAGATGCTTACGGGCTACGGCATAGACCCGTTCCACGACATAGCAAGATACCTAGTGGAAAAACTAGCAGAGCGGGGGGAATAATGAGCAACACAGTATGGACAAGCACTATCAGTTCAGAGATGGTAGTGGGTTGGACAGATGAACAGATAGAGGAACTAAGAGACGCACTAGACAAAGCAGTTGAGCAGATTTTCACCGAGATAGAGGGGGAATAATGGAACTAATAGGATACGCTTGGCTTGCGGTGGCGTGGGGATTTATCGGCTACGCCATAGCGATAGGGATACAACTACTAAAGAGGGGGAACTAATGCGTTATTGTAGAGTATGCGATAGACCACTAAGCAACCACACAAACCTAACACTACACAAGGAATGCGTAGTAATCCAAGAGAGAGGGGTAGATAGATGAGAGAGAAGACTTACTGCGGTATCTGCCTAGTCAATTATGATGATGACGGCTTTGACTACCGCTTTGATGAACCAGTATGCCTAAAGTGTAGCGAGGTGGCGTGATGACTTACCTAATCTATGAAGTGGAATACAGTTGTTCCCCTAGTGGGGTAGATAAGTGGGAAATAGCCAAGAGCAACGGCGACTTTATCGCTGGCGACTTTGATACGGCTAAGTCTGCGTTTGATTATCTAATAGATAACATACCAGCAGACCAACTGCTACACCTAGAAGTTCGCTCGTTAGAGTGGTGGCACAAGATACAAGATGAGGTGGCGTAATGAGACCAGGAAATCCTGACCCGATTGAGTATGAATACTGCGACACCTGCCAAAATAAAATCTCAATAGAGAACATAGACGGACGCACCTGCGTCTGGTGTATTGACGAAAGAGAGGAGCAAGATGAGACACTTGAGTGGTAAGAGAGCAGACATAGAGCAACAGATAAGCGACATAATAGATGAGGTATCTACGCAAGACCTAACACCAAGCGTAGCCCTGCGCCAGATTATGTATTTTCTAGACCTGTATGGACACAAACAAGAGATGCTAGGTATGGATAAGATTGTAGAACTTTACACAAAGAGAGGGGCTAGACAATGACCGAACCAGAGATTGACCTAACAGGATACGGCGCACCCTATGGCGACCAATACCTAGACTATGGGTATGAGGACTACCACCAAGGAAGGCAGGACTGATGCTAACCTACAAAGAGTTTCAGGGTATGGTCTATGACGAGTTAGCCTTCCATAAACTAGACCCGAACGCGCTAAGTCAAGAGGCTATCGCTAGTTATTATCGTATCCTTGATGAGAGTTGGGGTAAGTTAGTGATAGGTGTAATGGAGAGTGCTATCAGAGAGGCTCGCCTATGAATTACATACTAATAGTTATGGTTCTACTTATTATCTTTATCTATTATCTATCCCGTGAGAATAAGAAACTCAGGGGTAGGGCTAGTGCCGAGTTGCGGTATGAGATAGCACGGCGACAACTTGATGAGTGGAACGAGAAGTATGCGAAGGTGAGAAAATGACTAACGCAATACCTAAGGGTAACACTTGGGAAATCTACGGCGACAGATACCCAGACTTCTGGAGTAAGGGAACTCCAGTATGTACGCTAGACCCTGATACCTTCTTTCCTGAGGGCTACAATTCCCACCATAGAGAGAAGCAAGCAACCCGTTTCTGTGCCGAGTGTCCCTACAAGAAGGAGTGCCTACAATTCGCCCTAGAGAATGATGAGTGGGGCGTATGGGGTGGCACTACCCGCTATGAACGGACACAGATGAGACGGAAGTTGGGCTATGCGTGAGAGCCAGACCAACTGAACTAAAGAAACTCCGAGAGTTGCTTAGCCAAGAACACGACAGCGTTGAGGACTTGGCTAAGCAGGTCTGGGAACTGATAGACCAGATGAGATACGACCACGAGAAGTGGGTAGTAGTAACGCGTAGCGAGACTATGCCAATGCCCCTCATCTGGGGTGTCTATGATACTAAACTCACAGCAGAGAAGGACATAGGCAGGAACATAATCGGCTACACTAACGGCACGACAGCACAGGTATTCAGGATTACTACGCCAGACAAGGCAGAACAGATGAGGATAGACCTATCGTGAGCATTGACCTACGCGGAGTTCCAACCGCAGCCTGCCCTAACTGTGGCTCTCAGTTGTTTAAGATTGTCGCAGCGTTTGACGAGGAATACGAAGTGTGTTATTATTTTCTTGATGCGGAGTGCTGGGAATGTGGTTCCCTCATCACAGCACCCACTCCCCTAGACCTGCCATCCCCCTGATTGGTCTAGGATGATAGCCCAGATTAGCGGTTACCTCTCCCGCGTCTGGGCTATCTTTTATTTTGCTACGGCGTGTCGTTTGACAGAACTGGGAAAGAGTTGCTATAATTTAGTTATTAACTACTACACCGCCCCTTTGAGGGGGCGGTGATAATACTACTAGAGAGGTTAAGTTGTCAGATAGAACAGCATACATAAGTTACTCACAAGTAACTACTTGGTTAGATTGCCAATGGCAATGGCTACTTACCCGCAAGTACGACACACCAGAATTACCTGCGTGGTGGTTTGTTGGTGGCAGTGCGCTACACTCTGCAACAGAAGCATACGATAAGCATCTGTTTGAGACAGAGGGTAGGTAATGATAGATTTAGATAGCATCTGGCAAGATGCATTTAATAACGAAGTTCAGCGAGCAGCGGAGCGCGAGGCGGAAAAAAGCCTGTGGCGCAAAGGTGGTCGTGCTACCAAAGATAATCCTGATAAAGAGAACGGCGAATGGTGGGCAACATCAGGTCGCCAGATGTTTTCTGATTGGGTGCAGTGGCGGAACGGGAATGACTGGACTATCTGGGTTACACCTGATGGCGAACCTGCCATTGAGTTGAACCTGATGGTTCCGTTTGCTGACCAGATTGTTAAGATGGGCATAGACAGAGTGATGCTTATGCCCACTGGCGAGATGGTAATTCTTGACCTAAAGTCAGGACAAAGAACACCAACTAATGATTTACAGTTGGCATTCTATGCAGCAGGACTAGAGAAAACCTATGGCATACGAGCACAATTCGGTGTCTATTGGATGGCTAGAACTGGAACAACCTCAATACCTGTGGCACTGGACAAGTATCCAACCACGATGATAGAGCGCATCGTTGCAGACTTTGCAGCGCAACGCGACCTAGGTATCTACATACCTAACCTCTCACACTGCGGTATGTGTGGTGTGAAGGAGTATTGCTCGTGGATGAGTGGCGAGAAAGCCATCATCCCAATAGGAACGAAAGGTAACTAATGACCGAAAAGAATGTGACAGTCACAGTGAAGACTAAACTAGGTTCACTGGTCACACTAAGAGCAGACGAACCACAAGAGTTCGCTGACCGAGTTGATGCTGCGGCAACTGCTGGCTTTGGCATAGCAGTCACAGCATTTGAGGGACTAATCAACGAGTCCTCAACCCCTGCTGCGGTTGACGCAGTAGCCCAAGCACTAGGCGCAACAGTAATCGCTGCACCTGCACCATTAGCACCTGCTGCTGATGTGTTCTCTCCAACCTGTAAGCACGGAGTTAAGAAGCACAAGGCAGGACAGGGTGC